AGCCTAATTACAGGATTACTAGCTTCTTTAAACAATAAATCAATACCAATTACTAAACTACTACCCGTATTTATTGTAACTAAAGCAGTGTCAAAGCTATTTATCATCCCTTCATTTAAATTAGATGCTACATCATAATTAAAAGTCTTAGGAATAAATGCAGGATTAGTAAATTGTGAAGTAGCAGAGTACATGTCATCCTCATATCTATACCGATAAGCGAAACATATAAATCTGTCCTCTAAAAAATTTTGACCTTCTCCTGTATTAGTAAGCTCAAATGTAGGGCTATTTATTGGTGGCTTTTTTATAACCAACAACTGCTCACCCAATATAGGGTCATCAACATCAGATACCGGAGAAGGGTAGTCCTTAGTTACATTTATAACCCTGGGCTGATTAAAGTTGTCCGTAAAAAACAACAGGTCATCAACCTTGTCAACGCCTGTTATCAAATATTCTGAGTTGAAGTTCAGCGTAGTATTAACACCTCCTCCATCATCTACACTTGTAACATGATAAGTTACGGAGCTATCATTCGTGTTATAAGAAACAATAAGGTCTAACTTACCCGTTACTTGTGGACCTGTATGACTTGGATCGGTAACAAACCAATATATAGTCTCATTGGCACTGTCTTGATAGGCACCGATACACTTGGCATCTGAACTCAAGGGGTAGTTTGTAGGAGGGCTTCCTGTTACATAGCTCAAGGTGGTGAGTCTACTGTTGCCTTTACTATTTTCGATTACACCAACTTCAGACAGTTCAGTAGAACCCACCCTAACGTTAAGAGCATCAATATATTCACCATTAGGAACAAGCCTTTCGTCTAAGGACTTGTTCATTCTACCCTTGATAAAGTTTCTTTGTAACTTAGCCATATTATTTTATCCACTTATCCTGCCCTCTAAGATTCATTAGAAGTCTACCTGGATGTATGTTACTTAATCGTATCTTAGCGTTTCTGAGCAAAGATGTCTTCTTCTTCATTGCCCTGCGAACAATGTACTCCTGTACGCCTAATTTTGCGTCTAAAATTGAGTAGGTTATGTAGGCATAGACAAACTCTTCAAACATCTTATTTACAGTGATAAGGCTGTTATCTCCGTTCTCCATACCATCAGATATATACTCAAGGATACACACTTCGTCAGACATGTTCGAATCAAAGTTTATAACTCCCTTTTTCCTGTCGATGCTGAACGTAGGATTGGCATTTGCAGTCTCCGTGTTTAGACCCATCCTCGCACCTACAGTATAATCAAAGTACCAATTGCCATCGCAGCAGTACCCCTCATATCCATCGAACATGCTGTTGTGATTTAAATATATGCTTTTTTTCGTACCTTTTATCCTTTCTAGGTCAATATTTGAGTACTCAGGCTTCAAAACATTCCCCAAGTGGTCGAACAAGATATTGCAATTGTTATCCTGCAAGTACGATGTAGCTGACATCGTCTGTATGTTCTCTGTCAGTGGCCTCAATATGCCATCTTTGAACATCGATACCCTCACCCAATTTACGAAGTCCGGAGGCAACACAAACCTTAGGCTATCGCATACATCAAGCTCTAAGACCTTTATCTCTTTGAATGCATCATAATTCAGCTCCTGTATAGCCCTCTTCGCATGGAAAAGTATCTTGTACCTGTTCTCATTGTTTATCAAAGAGTTGTTGCCAGTGTACATTAGCATGTAATTGTTGACAATGTCTTTCAGTGATACATATTGATATGATCCCCAATTTGCATCCAACGGAGCTGCGCCATTGTTCTCGTAGTAGTTGTATTGTGATATATATGCCATTATTTCTCTTCTTGAGTGTTAAACTGCTCCTCAGCCTTAGCAAACTGTACCGCTTGAATCTCACGGATAGACATGCCTGCATGCTGCAATATTTTTATAACTAAATCTACTTGGTCTTCAATCGCAAGCTCAAAATCTTGATAGTCAGGTTGAGAGGCATCAAATACAGGCTCCCCATTTGTTAGTGTGACATATGTCCACTTGGGGTCCTTGGGATATCGTATGTATTGGGCTTGTACCTGTGTGGCTCCATTGATAGTATCCGGGAACACAGTGATACTGCTACCATTTTGAACGTATGCCGGAAACATCTCAGATGGAGCGGTAAGCAATGAGTTTGTTAGGTAGGTAGCCTTATCGTGGCTGACCCTCTCTGCTTCACCCAAAAAAGTGGCTCCATTAAAGCATAAAACCTTATTTATTAGGTAGTAATCGTCTCCTGTCGTTAACTGAGAGGGAAGGAAATAGCTATTTGCAGCATTTTGTGTTAATGTTTTAGTTTCTGATAATCCATCTATAACTTCCTCATAGCCCTTGCGGATATCAGCATATCCTGTGCCTGAGGCTCTAGCGTTCTCTTTGTTTATTTGGTAGTTGTAGTCGTAGAAATAATCATCGAATATATCTAACTGCGCTTGCTTTGCATAAAGGTTGAAATCATCAGGAGTTATATATCCGTAGTTATTTTTGTTAAGTACAGATAAAACTGTCTTTCTTACTGAGTTTATCATAATTTCTTTTTATACAAATATAAACAAAAAAAGAGAGATATAGATATACCCCTCTTTTTGAAAAAAAGTGCAATAAAGATGGAGTTATACTTGTTTCTCTAAATACTCCAATACAGTAATGCCCTCATCCGTTTTCAAGAACGAGAACAAAACGTGAATGGCATCCTCGCCAAATGGAATATTTAAGAGCTTTTTCTTATTTCCTTTAGTATTGAACCAAATCTCTTCGCCCTTGTTTCTCGACATGCGCTTAGTTAATAGACCTTCGTCCAAGAACTGTTGACACATAGACTTCAAGGCCAAATCAGAATCATCAAAAATTTCCAAGAAATCTTCGGGATAGTTTCTAGCATATACGATGATATCTCTTCTCAGTTCAGCCGTAGACATCTTATTTATATCTCGGTTTAGTAATACCCTACCAATAGTTTCAAGCTGCTCTACGGGCATCTCCTTGGCCTTAGAGAGGGCATCTACCTGTAAGAATATATCATCAAGCTCCTCTTGAGCTTCTTTCTTGCCATCTACCTCCTCAAACTTTTTGCCGTTCATAGGATGGTATTCCAAAAATTGCTGTAGAACAGGGTTTGTTCTAAGTACTCGTAGGAAGCCATCTTCAAAGATAACAGGCTCAACAATTGCATTTCCATCCTGCTCATCCTCAAAAGGACTGCGTTGATTTCTAGCGTATCGAAGCTGTCTATTTATTCCTTTCTCTTCATCAAAATACAACAAGGGTGACCTTGGAGTACTACGTGTAGGTATGATGTAAGATAAAGGGGCATTCTGACGTCTGAGGCGATATACTTTATCGACCAAAATTTTCTTTTCCATTATATTAGATTTTATTTAAAAAAAGGAGGCTCCGAAGCATTAACAACTAGAGCAAGGATAGAAGGAGCCTCCTTATAGATTATTGAATTAGTCTTCGAAAATTACGAAGTTATTTGCTCCCATTACGCATACAGCTCTTTCTGACAAGAAGTGTACTTCCATAGCGTCAAGGTCGCTAGTCATAGCACCACCTGCTGAACCTGTCATCCAAGTCTTGTAGCGTCTGTCTTCAGACTGAGATGCACGATAACGTACGTGTAGGAATGGTCTCTTAGCATTCTTACCAAGGATTTGGTCGTATACAGTTGTTGTTCCCGCAGGGACTAACAAACCATTTACTGTACCTGCACCTGCTGCTAGACCACCACGCATAGTTGGGTCGTTCAAATACTTCCAGTCAGTTTTGTAGAAGTCATAACCTCTACGGAACCCTGAGAAGCCAAGGTTTAGAGCCATCTGCTCATCGTTATCAAACAAGCCGTAAGAAGTACCACCTGCACCATAAGAGTTTTGAGCAGCTAACATGTCATCGATAGCGAAAGTCATGTCTCTGTTTACGAACAGAACGTTCTCCTCAATAGCTCCTTGGTTGTCAAGTCTTGAGATGATAGTATCGAAGTCCTGTAGTGTAGATGGAATACCACCTGCCCATACGTTACCTCTAGTCTGTACAGCATCAAAGATACCCTCAGTACCTTGGAATCCTGCGGCAGCAGCACCCGAACCTGCACCGGCAGGAACAGCTTCAATCATTGCAGTCTCCAAGTAGTCATCGAAACGTAGACGAGTCTCATGCTCAGATTTCAAGTACCATAGGTAGCCTGTAGCTCCATTTTCGGTGCTTACTTCAATCCAACCAATTTGAGTCATGTCTGATCCTGTTACTTGGTATTTGTCTTTCAAGATGATAGGCTTGTTCTCAAAGATAGTAGAGTCACCCTCTAAAGAGCCATCCATACCTGCTGTTCCTTTTGCGAACTCAGAACCATAAACGAATACAGTAACGTCAGCGTTACCAACACCTGTACCGGCTGCTACTAGACCACCAGCTTCGTAGAAAGCTACAGTGAATTGGTTAGCGGCAACGTTTACAGCAGTAATGATACCTTTGTTTACACCTGCTCCTGAGTTGAAAGAAACAAGAACTGTCTGTCCTACTCTAACAGCAATCTGAGCAGCACCTAAAGAGCCTGCTGTAGAAGAGATGTTCTTAGCAGCAACAACACCTACGGGGTATCCACCTGGAGCTGTAAGGTTATCGTTTACAGTGAATGTGGCCGTAGCATTACCGGCTCCACCAACTGGCAAACCTACTTGAGTGTAAGAAACGTGCAATCTACCTTGCTCTGCCCATTTAATAAGGTCAGACTCACAAGGCATCTCTGCACCTACCATACGTAGGAAAGAGGCTACTGAGCGGTTACCATATCTCTCAAACTCCTTTTCGTAAGTGTCAGGAAGATATTGGCTCAAGAAATCAAAATTAGTGATATAGTTTGTTGACAACGCAACTTGTGATGCGGATGGCTGCAACCCGAATGTGGGTAATGCATTAAATGTACCTGCCATTTTATTTTGTTTTTAAGTTTTTTTAATATTATTTACGTTTACTTTTAATCTTCAAGCCACGAGATGATGTCGAACTCACAGCTTTTATCTTCATTCCTCCCTTGGACGTAACTTCCGGTGTTCTACGCTCACTCATATTGACATTTTTAGTTTTGCGCATCACATCTTCTGTAGCCTCAGCTTTGCCTTGCTCATAAAAGAACTTAGCAAACCTTTCAGGATTCATTGCAACTGCCAACGCACGATGGTATCCGGAGGGGTCTTTCAATAGACCACTGTCATCCAAGTACTTCATTACAAAGTTCATAGGATTCGAGTGTAGCTTCTTTAGCTCTTCGGCTGACCCTGGCTTGAAACTTACATTCTTGTCGTTTAGCTTAAACTCAAAACCTTTGAATTCACTATTGAACAACTCGTCTGTTTTTTCAGTAAACCATGTCTGCCGCCTCTCGGTCTCCTGCCGTTGCGTTTTTGCAGATTCTATATATTTACGATAAGCATCCAACTCTTCTTCCTGCTCTTGAGATAAACTTCCACTTGACTCAAGTGGCTGCTTGTAGTACTCCTTCTGCTTTTCGAAGTATTTTTTTGCTTTCGATAAAACTTTTTTCTTTGCTAACTTTTTCTTTTTGATATCAGATTCGTCATCAAGGTCTTCATCATACAGAAACTCTTCCATAATAGTATTGATGTCTTCACTGTCCAAATCCTCTTCTGTGGACTTGTAGTACTCTCTTAGCAAAGCGTTTTCTTCCATAGAGGTAAAGTCTCTGTTCAAACGAACGTAGTCTTCAAAACCTCTACCTGTTTCTTTTCTATATTTCAAATAAGCGGATACATCTTCAGGGATGTCCTCACTTTCTTGTTTCTCTTGTACAAGGTCATCAAAAGATGATATCTCTCTGCCGTATCTGTTGCCTAGATACTGTAGAACTTTATCTTCAGATAACTCGTCTTCTACAGGCTGCTCTTGAACTTGCTCTTGCTCTTGTTCTTGTTCTTGCTCATGTTGATCCAAAATCTCTTCTTCTCTTTGAGCTAATGACTTCTCTTCTGAACCTGTTATTTCTTTTACTTTAAATTCCATTATATTACAATTTTATACAAAGTTAATAAAAATTTTTTTAACTAGGGTTAAACCTATTATATCCAATTATTTTTACGATTTATTCTTTGTTGTTTTTTCTTTTTTCTAAAAGAAGACATGGCATCTCTTTTGTCTTTCCCTTTTTTCCAACTTCCTGCGGCAAAACGTTCCGCTTTTTTCTTAGATTTAAATTCATAAATTTCACCTTTTTCAAAAGCTTCCATATATGTTTGCGGTTTTACTTTTCCTTTTTTATCAAATGTAATTGATGGATTTACATGATACACAGGTTTGCCTTTTTTATTTTGAGATGACCCCCATTCCATCCTGTGAGTTTCAACATGCCCACTACTTAAATTATTTCCAACTCCTTTCCTTATGGACCTTGCGTGTTTTTTTCTGTTTTTTCTTATTGGTGGTTTCATATTTTAATTTTTTTAACGTGGGTTAAATTCTGCCAAATCAAATCCATCAAGACTATCTTCATTCGATTCAAACTTCTGTGGAGGTAGATTGTTTTTCCGTTGGTTTATAAGTTTTGACTGCTCCGAGTTCTGCTGACTAATCCTCTTAGACTTAGCATCCTCTCTAGCAGTCTCCCTGTTCTGTAAAGCATCGCTATTCATCTGATGAATCTGCTGATTGTAGTTGAACTCTTGCTGCATAAGTTGAGCTTTAATCTCAGCCTCAGCCTTCATCTTCTCTATCTCAAAAGCTATCTCAGCCTGCTTCACTTGCATCTTAGCCCTGGCATCCATCTCTATCTTCTGCATAGCTGTCTGCGCTGCCATCTGCTGAGATTGTAACTGTGCTTGAGATTGCTGTTGCTGCATCTGCATCTGCATCTGCTGCTCCTTCTCTTGCTTCGCTACCCTCTTTACCTTCAATAGCTGATTCGCCAACTTTATGTTCTTTATCTCCCGAATGTCAATAGCATCCTCAAGATTTATGTCCCCCTTCGATAAAGCCATCTGTATATTGGCCTCTAATTGAGCCTTTTGCTCCTCATCGGGAGATACCTCAATAAATATCCCAAAGTCATAAATGTACAAGTCTGACACTTGATTTAGTATACTTACGTTGTACTTACCTATTTTGTTTGCAAAATCCTCCTTGAAATCTGCATACTCAAGAATGTCAGCAATACGGCAAGATACAGCCTCTGCCAACGTCTTATACAAGTATAGACTACCATCAAGGATGTGTCTAGTTGCAGTATTTGAATTCAAAGCCGCAAGCTTCTGCACACCCACCAATGCATTTGGATCGGGGGTAGAGCCATCTCTAGCCTCATTTAGACCCGTTACATTACGTATCTGATTCAGATAGTGGTTGTAGTTTGATATAAGCATCTGTGTCTTACCTGCTCCTGAGCTAGATGTAAGCTGCTGAATAGGTACCCTTGCATTGTTGAAATCTCCATCTTGAGTGTAGCTCCTACCAATAACACTACCCGTTTGGAAGTATAGCCTAAGAGCATCCTCCGGATTGTATGCCGCTCCTGTACCTAAGTCAACCTCGTTCAATCCATCAGCATCAATGAATACACCATCGGGGACTACCTTGGCAATAACCTGCTGTAGCTTCAAGTGCGTGACCTGTATCAAGTCAGCAAAAGGTATCATCCTACGAACTAAGCTCTCAACAACGCCCTTGTACATCCTTGGTGCCACAGCCACATAATTAGGCATAGCATGCTGCGAAGATGATTTAGGACGCACCATGTTCTCGGCAAGCTCCCACTTCAGAAGTATATTGGTACCCATGACCATGATACCCTCGTACCACACATCGATAGTCTTAGATATC